GCCCGAGTTTGGCGTAATCAAAGAACTGATTAACAAACTGGATCGACTTGACCGCAAGGAAATGCCGATGCGTGTCGATGTCGAGGGCGACCATGTGACCGTGACCAAGGGCGATGATGTTGTGAGGGCAAGCAAATGATGACCATGATTAGTACCTTTCTGTCGTTCCTTGCGGGTGGACTGCCCAAGATTCTGCAAATCTTCCAAGACCGGCAGGACAAAAAGCACGAATTGGCTCTTGTCGCAGCCCAGAAAGAGCGTGAGTTGGCCCTTGCAGAGCGTGGGTTTATCGCGCAGGCACGGGTTGAGGAAATCAAACTGGAGCAAATCCAGACGCAGACGGCTGCTGAGGAACGCCAAGCCCTGTACAACCACGACATTGAGATTGGCAAGGGCGCGAGTCAGTGGATGATTAACCTGCGAGCCAGCGTCCGTCCTGTTGTGACCTACATTTTCGTGCTGGAGTTGGTCGCGCTGAACATTGCCGGGGTGTGGTACGCATGGCATCAAGGGGTGCCGTTTGCGGCTGCGATGGCCGAAGTGTTTTCGGATGACGAGATGTTGATCCTCAGCAGCATCATTGCGTTTTGGTTCGGGACACAGGCTTTTGGCAAGAAATGATTCACTTGTACATCGTTCTTATATGGGCGCTTGTAACCGGGAACGAGTCAAACATCGATGAGGCAGATTGGCAGTGAAAGTCAGCGCCGCAGCCATCGACATGATCAAGCACCACGAAGGGGTGAGGACTAAGCCTTACCGTTGTCCGGCGCTGTTGTGGACGGTGGGCGTGGGCCATGTGATTGATCCGACTCACGCGGCGGTGAAGTATGAGGAGCGCAAGAGTTTACCGGTACCCGCAGGCTGGGATCGCACCCTCACGATGGACGAGGTGGATCGGATTCTTTCTCAAGACCTTGGTCGGTTTGAGCGTGGTGTGGTTCGACTTTGCCCTGCTGCTGTTGGTCGTCAGGGAGTCTTCGATTCTCTCGTCAGTTTTGCCTTCAACGTGGGTCTTGGCAATCTCCAGCGTTCTTCCCTTCGGATGAAGACCAACCGGGGTGATTTTGAAGAAGCGGCAGAAGAATTCATGAAGTGGACGAAGGCGGCTGGGCGTGTATTGCCCGGTCTTGTCAAACGCCGTAAAGATGAGCAGGCTTTATATTTGTCGGGAGTTGCCTAGATGCCCCTACAAAAAGTTGAACTACGCCCCGGCGTCAACCGCGAGTCTACTTCGTACGCTAATGAGGGCGGGTTCTTCGCTGGCGACAAAGTTAGGTTCCGTTCGGGCTATGCCGAGAAGATCGGCGGCTGGCAGAGCATCAACATCAACGGCAGTACGTTCTTCGGCGTGTGCCGGATGCTGTGGAACTGGATCAGCAAACTCAATCAGAACCTTGTTGGCATGGGTACGAGCCAGAAGGTCTACGTGGAGCAGGGCGGCACGTACTACGACATCACTCCGCTTGGTAACTCGCTGACGCTATCGTCAAATCCGTTTTCTACTACATCAGGTAGTCGCCTTGTCACGGTTACGGCTTCTGGGCATCTCACGGCTATCGGCACGTACGTTAATTTCTCCGGTGCCACGGCAGTAGCCAGCCTGACTCTGAACGGCCAGTACGAGATTCAGTCCGTACCTAACGCCAACGAGTTCACGATTTATGCTTCGGTTACGGCTTCATCCACAACGACTGGCGGCGGCTCGCTGGTCATTGCCAAGTTTGATATTGATGCAGGCAACGCTGTCTACAGTTCGGGCGTAGGCTGGGGTGGCCCTCCTTGGGGATCAGGCGGGTGGGGCTCTTCCACGGGTGCAGGCGTCGAGATGCGCCTCTGGTCGATGTTCAACTACGGCGACGATTTGATGTTTGCCGAGCGCGGTGGTGAGATTTACTTCTGGACGATAGACACGACTTCGTGGTCTCGTGCTGTTACGTTGGAAGAAAAAGCCAACACGGCGATCAAAGGTACGACGCTTGGCGCGTTTGCCTCGGGCGTTACCACTATCGTTCTGGATGATACGACTGGGCTTGATACGGGCGCGGTGCTATCGGGTAGTGGAATCGTTAGCGGTACGTACGTCACGACTGCATGGGACTTCAGCAACTCAGTCACGATTTCGCAGGCAACGAATGCCTCGGCTACGCTTTCGGCTATCTCGTTCAGTTACTCCGGTCAGCACGTGCCGAACGAGGTCAATTACATTATTGACTCGCCAGTTAATGACTTTGTGATTTCTTGCGGCTCGACCCCGTACGACCCGACAAGTTTTGCCACGACGTTTGATCCGCTGCTTGTACGCTGGTCAGATCAAGGCAACGCTTACGAGTGGGTGCCAGCAACGACAAACCAGTCAGGCGAGCAGGGTCTGTCGCATGGCTCGTACATTGTCACAGCCAACAACACCCGTCAGGAAATCTTGATCTGGACGGACACGGCGCTCTTCTCCATGCAGTACGTCGGGCCTCCGTTCGTGTGGTCATTTACGCTGCTGGATCAAGATATTTCTATTGCATCGCAGAACGCCGTGCTGACGGTGAACAACGTGGTCTATTGGATGGGCCGCGACAAATTCTTCATGTACTCGGGTCGCGTTGAGACGCTGCCTTGCACCCTTCGCCAGTTCGTCTATAACGACATTAACTATGACCAATTAAGTCAGGTTGCGGCAGGAGCCAACGAGGGCTACAACGAGATTTGGTGGTTCTACCCATCGCAGAACAGCACGATCAATGACCGCTATGTCATTTATAACTATCTTGAGCGTATCTGGTACTACGGCAATTTGAACCGTACATTCTGGGCGCAGCATACGCAGCGCATCTATCCGTTCGCTACGTTCAACGTGCAGCAGGCATATCTTGCCACGAGCATCAATTCGTCGGTAACAACGATTGCCTTGACTGACACTTCAACCTTCCCGATGAGTGGCACTATTTCCATAAACTCGGAGAAGATTTCTTACGCTGCCAAGGACGGTAATACGCTCACCGGGTGCGTTCGTGGCATTGAGGGTACAACGGCGGGATCGCACGAACAGTATGCCTACGTCACGTTCAACGTCGCAAACCAAATTATGTTGCACGAAGTGGGTAACGATGATGCGTCGGTGTCTCCCGCACTACCCATTGAGGCATTTATTGAGTCGTCGGACTTTGACATTCAAGATGGGCAGAGTTTTGGTTACGTCTGGCGCATGTTGCCCGACCTCAACTTCACAGGGTCTACGGGATCAAGCCCGAGTGTGACGCTGACGGTACGGCCTCGGCAGAACTCTGGTTCTAACTATACGAACGCCGACAGCCCGACTGTCACGCGCACAGCGACCATACCGGTTCAGCAGTACACCGGGCAGGTCTATACCCGTGTCCGTGGTCGCCAGATGGCGTTCCGTGTGGACTCCAACGATCTTGGCGTTGCTTGGCAGATGGGCGTGATGCGTATTGACGTTCGACCGGATGGACGCCGATGACCGTTGCACGTGGCATATCTACGCCGAACTTGCCGGTTGCTCCGATTCAATACGAGCAGCGGTTTCAAGATCAATTTAGTAACGTCTTGCGGCTTTTCTTTAGGCAGGTAGCCAATCGGGTTAATTCACCGACCGCACATGCTTCGTATTTTGATACGACGACGCAGCCGAATCCGGTTGCGGATGCCGTTAATTTGTTTACTTACAATTCAGTCGTTACCCAACAGGCTATTACACGCGGTAACCCGACATCCAAAGTCTACGTTGCTCAGACGGGGATTTATAACTTTCAGTTTTCTGCCCAGTTAGATAAAGCCGGTGGGTCGGCAAGTGCTGTTTATATTTGGCCTCGTATTAACGGGGAAAACCTGCCGGACTCGGCTACTAAGATCGTTATCGACGGCCCCAACAACGAGATTGTGGCGGCGTGGAACTTTGTGCTTGTGCTGCAGGCAAACGACTATTTTGAGTTGGCTTGGCAGTCTTCGGACACCGACGTAGTTATCCCGTATGTAGCCGCAACCGGCAACATCCCAGCGATCCCATCCATCATCCTGACGGTGGTTTGGGTATCAAATTACGAGGCTAACTAATGATACTATCCATCAAACTTGACCCCGTGAGGGCGTTATGAATCAGAGTCAGTCCATGGCGGGTCTCGCCTCCCTAGTCCAGTCGCGTGGCAGGAACGGCGATTCCATGCTCGTCCACATGACCCCCGGCGAAGTTAAGGGGCTGCAGGCTCTGGCCTTTGCTCACGGTGGACAACTAAGCATCAATCCCGATACGGGGCTTTACGAGGCTAACTTCCTTAAGAAACTGCTGCCGACCATTATTGGCGCGGTACTGACCCCGCTGACGGGTGGCTTGATCAACCCGCTGACGGCTGGGTTCCTTGTGGGCGGTGTTGAAGCGGCACGTACGGGCGACCTTGGCAAGGGCTTGATGGCTGGCCTTGGCGCGTACGGCGGTGCAGGGCTTAGCACGGCTTTGGCTGGCACGGGCGCGGCGGCTGCTTCGGGAGCAGGGGCTGAAATTGCCAAACAAGGCGCGGCTGCGGCAGCAGAAACGGCAGGCACTGAAGCGGCTAAAGAAGCCGCCAAACAAGCGGCTATGAAAGAAGCCGCCCAGGAAGCAGTTCGAGACAAGATAAAGACCAGCATGTTTGGTCGCTTGCCCGAAGGCGTGGCAAGTTTTAAAAACATCGGCGCTGGTGCTGGGGAAATCTTTAAGACCGGTGGCGCTGGCCTTGGCGGTATTGGCGGCATGGGCGCAGCCGGGTCTGCGTTCGGTGCGCTTGGTATGCCTGCTAAAGCGGGTCTTACTATGACTGCCGCTAACGCACTTAGCCCCGACATGGAAATGCCGGAAGGCGGTGGCTATCAGATTGACGACTCCTATTACGAGTCTATGGGGTACAGCCCCGAGCAAGGCCGCTTCCTTGGCGGTCAGTGGCGTAAAGGCTATCCCGGCTTTCCCCCGCCGGGCATGGCAGGGGGCGGCGTAATCCCGGCCCCAAACGGTAACTATCCGTTGGCTAGACCGTCAGAAAGTGTTGGCGGGTATGAGATGGATATTGACCCGTACACTGGCGAGGAGCGGTTTGCCGCTGGTGGAGCGGCAGTGGGCCGACGAAGTTACGAAGAGATGCCGATAGACCCAGAGTTGGCTCGACCCAACTCAGCCAAGGCTGGCTGGATGCAGTACATGCAGCAGAACCCGGCAGAGCAACAGCGATTTATTGATGCAGGATATCCGGCAGAGTTTTTCCAACAGAACCCAGAGACTTTTACTGGGAATCGCCCGTTTATTGCCGGTAAAGACGAAGCAGTTAGAGCCTCTGAACAAGCACGGTTAGCGCAGCAGGGTATCGCTGCTCCGTCCACGATGCCGCAGTATCAATCTGCTCCTCAAAGTGCAGACTCTTTTGCTTCTTATTTGCAGAACCTTAATCAGTTCGTGGCTTCTCCAATTGCCGCTCCGCAGCAATCCGGTGGAGGACAACCGGGCGGCGGTCAGCCCGGTGGAGGACAACCCGGTGGTCAGTCGGGTGGTGGGGTCGGACAGCCCGGTGGCGGGAGACCCGGTGGCCCTCGTGGTGGTACTCCCCGTGGTGGCGGGGATTTTGGTGATATCGAAGATTTGTATAGCGGTAGCGGGAGTATGAAGTGGGATGCCAATCAAGGGCGTTTTGTTTCGGCCGGGCCGCAGAACCCGTTTGCTGGTGGAATGCCTACAGGTAACCCGTTCGCAGGGTTTGGCAACATAGATTTCTCTGCGATCCAAGACTATTTTAGAAAC